TCTAAGAAATCGACTTTCTCTTTCTGATAAGAGATCTTTAGATTATTGTTGATCCATTGTTCGTTAGAGTCAATGTAGATGTTTAAGTCTTGCTTTAAGATCTTGAGGGGATTCTGTTTCCATCCACGCTCTTCAAGATCTTCGTAATCCATGTTACCTTGATAGTAGTCCCACAGATCTTTAAACAGCTGTTTGCTATCAAGCTCCATCTTTCTAAGAAGTAGACGTTCTTCCGAATACATCTTAAAGTACTTACTATGTAGCTGGGGAATTTTCATGGCTTCTTCACCCAGCTCTGTACGATCAATCTGACTGTCGTTGTGCCAGTGCTGTTGAATCTCTTCTAATTTCATACTTCCTCTCAAACCAAAGCCGAATAGCAGCCTTACGTAAGACTGCCATAAAGAACATTAATACCGTAAGGGCTATTGTAGTCTCTAACGTCGTAAAAGACAACTGCAGACACACTAAAAGAATTGCGTAATTGATGGGGAAATTGATTACGGTACCTAGTAGTGTGTCTGTAATAGATTCGCGAAGAGCGCGTTTAACTTTGAGGTGCATCTGTTCCTTCGTACCACCTCACGACTGTATTGACTCTGAACGAACGCCATGCTTCTTTGTCAGTAGCCCATACAACAATGTGTTCTGAAAGTTCACGTTGTGATTTAACTTCAGTGCTAGTGGGTAGTAGATCGGGGTTCAGCGTGCAAGGCATTACACGAAGTTCACCAGTATCAATCTTGTTGAACTCAACAGTAACTATGCCTGCGCGAGCTGCTTCCAAAAACTTTTGGATTTCCATAATATAACTCCATCATTAAATAAAATCAAATTTGCGATACTTAAATGTTGCTGTACACTCTAGGTAATCTATGTCCATCGATTGGCTGTTGAATTGTAGATCTGTGAGACCAGAACAATAGCAATCAGTAAACTTCACTTGGATGTTAGGATTCATTGCGCTGTTGAGGATCATTAGAGTAGCGTCACTGTATACTCTATTCTCTACCCATGGGGTCAGCTCATTTCTCCACGCATCAGCCTCATTGAAGTCGTCTGTCCTTGTAACAGATCTCATCCAGTTGTACAGCTCTTTGTAGTTTCCTAAATCCTCATCGACTCTAAAGGTAACAGTGAGGTCGCCGAACTGCAATTTGTCTCCAGGAATTTGGAGGTTGCTGAACGGCGTAGGCGACATTATCTCACCAATTGATACAGAAGGCAACACTACCGACTGTATAAAGAAGTTGGTCTTAGGTAGACGCTTGACTTCGAATCGATAGCCAACTGGAGATAGAAAGTTTGTGTTCGTAGGTTGTGTCATAATACTATTTATAATACCACATCTCAACCAAAAAGTCAACACAAAAAAAAGGAGCTCCCGAAGGAGCTCCTCAAAGTGTCCGTGAACCGGATCTTTTAGTTATTACATCAAGTTAGAAATTGTAACTCTTCTGTAGTACTTGTTAGCATTGTGCACGATTGTGCCGTCAGATGCTAGTGCAGTTGTGCCACGTGCGAAGGGGTTCTCGACAACGCCGTAACGAGTCTTGAATCCAATCTTGGGCTGGAAGGTGTCCTCACCAACCGCACGAACCATCTGTAGAGGAACGTAAGGGCAGTAGAAGAGACCAGCGTCAAATGCGCTAGAACCTTTGTAACCAACAGTCATGTAGTGGTTACCGTTAACAGCTGCGAAGTAAGGATCGATGTACACCTTGATTCTGCCGTTAAGAACACCAACGAATGTCTGACCAGTGTCATCAACATTTAGGTTGTTGCTGTTAAGAGCAGGAGTGTAATCCAACACGCCAGCCATCTGAAGAGCAGAAGCTACGTCAGAAGAGCAAAGCATGATGTTACCTTTGCCGCGACGTGTGCCTTTGGCAATCTCGTTAGCTTCACGCTCGATTTGGAACATGAGACCTTTGAACTTCTCAACCATCCAACGACCGTTAGAGTCGGTGTCAAGGTCGAAAGTACCAGTAGCAGTTGTGTGCTGTTGAGCACCAGGAACAGCTACTAGGTTAACTGTTCTAACGATTTCTCTGTTGATCTCAGCAAGGATCTCAGTAGAGAGGATGTTAGAAAGTTCTGTCTCAGCGTCAAGACCATGAATTGCTTTAAGGTCTTGTGCGAGTTCCATTGAGTACTCAGCTTTGAGTGCTCTGGACTTAGCGGTTACAGCGATCTTCTCGATGCTGAATGCCATCTCGGCGAAAGCAGCATTGCCAGATGCGCCAAGAGCTTCAGATTGAGCTGTAGACATACCTTCGGCGAAGTTGTAGGTAGAAGAGTTACCAGTAGGTAGCACGCCTTCCTGAGATTGGCCAAGAGTATTGTTACCAGAACCTGCAACAACTGTTGAGAATTCTGTGTTAGCTTCGTTGTAGAATGCCTCGCCGCCAGTCTGATTGGTGTATCTGCTTCTCATCGCGAAGATAAGACCAGTAGGACCAGTCATGGGCTGAACACCAACTAGATCGTAAGCGACCAAGTTAGGCATTGCTCTACGGACTAGAGAGATAAGAACGGGATCGTAGTTATCAATGTTAGCACCGGTAGCGTTTGTGGGAGCCTCAGAAAGAAGTGAAGCAGGGGCAAAGCCTCTGTTCTCTTTCAAAGACCGCTCTGTGTTTTCCAAACATACGGCAGTTACTGCGCGTTTGTGACTATCCGAAATTGTAGGAAGGTCACTATGCTCAATAATAGGCTGCCACTTGGATTGTAGTTCTTCGTAAAGGTACATTTTTGGTTCTCCTTGTGAAATACCTGATAATTATTTATTTTCTAACAGTTCGCGAAATTGCGGCTGCGTAGTGGGCCATCTCACCCCGAGGCTGCTTGACAACTTCTTCGTCAAGTTCAACGGGCTCTTCATCTTCAACAGATGAAGGAGCTGGCTTAATTCCGAAGTACGACTCTTTGAGCATGTTAAGTTTCTTAGAGTAATCTTCGATGTTCTCATAATCAAGACCTTCCGATAGAGCACGGATTTTTTCAATTTGTGTTTCAGCTAGGTCTTCCGTGACTTCGCCAAAAATAACTTTAGCTTGGGATTCTTGAAGCTGCTTAGAAAGTTCCACTTTGGAAACTGTCTGCTCTTCGAGTTGACCTTCAAGCTGTTCGATTTGTGATTTGAGATCTGCTACGATGTCTGAAGAGACTTCTTCTGGGATCGCAATGTTATGCGCTTCCATCAAGCCCTTTAGACCATTCATGAAAGACTCAGCGACTTCAACTTTGAGAGACGATTCAACGGCAACTGCGTTTTCTTTCATCCACTCTTCAGCAATATACGACATATAGTCGTCTACTTTTGTCGTGAGTTCTTCTGTAAGTTGTTGAGTTGCTTCTGCAAGTTGAACATCGAAGGCTTCAGAGAACTGCTGCTCAATTTCAGCTACTCTTGCATTAACAGCAGCTTCGAAAATGGTTTCAGCTCTTTCTCTTAGTTCTTCTGAAAGTTCACCATCACCGAAAATTGCGTCGATGTCTTCTTTCATTGATCCACCCTGTCCTGGAGTTGCTACTGAAGGTGCTTTTGGTGCGTCAGATGCAGATTTGTCAGCCTTGCGAGCTGGTGACTTAGATCCTTTTGCCGTGATAAGATCTTCGCCTTTTGATTCTGAACCTGATTTTTCCTTGGCGCCACCAGGTGCGGGGGCAACGAATCCAGCGGTTTTATCTGCTGGTCTCTTATTGCTGCCTTTTGCTACTGGCTCAGCTACCTCAGAATTTTCACCACTGGCCTTGAACTCATCAAGTTCAACACGCTCTTCGGCCACGGCTTCAGTATTCTCGATTTCGTCATTAACGAACTGTTCTAGTTCATTGGCCATTTGTTTGCTCCTTTTAAATTAATTGAGTCAATAATTATTACTGTATACTATTTATAAATTCTTCATTTACAGTGATTTCAAGAAGGCAGCAAAAGCCGCGATCTTATTTTCCTGCAATTGCTTGAAGTCCTTATTGCCCATTTGCTTGATTTGTTCAACGACATTTTGTGCTCGCCATGAATGTGAAGCTGCGTCGTAAATCCAATCAACTCCTTCCATAACGCCATTAACAAATGCGTTTGGTGCGGATGGGTCTGCTACGATATCGCCTGCTGTAGCTAATAGGAAGTCACCTTGTACTTCATTGATACCTTCTCTCGTTTGTTTGAGAGTACCCATGCCGCGCGATGAAACGCCCAGCTGAGCTCCCTCATCAATAAGACTTTTTACAATCTTACCATAAGGGGTATCCATTATTTTAGCTCTACCAACATAATCGCTGCCTTCTTTCTTGAGGCTTTTGATCATATGCGATACACGTTCCAAATTGATCGTAGGTCCATCGGGATGTCCCAATTCTCCATACGCTCTATTTGTTTTGACAAATTCGTTATTATATCTCTCGACTTCTTTGTCGAGAACGTCTGATCTGTACAAGCGACCGTTTCTATTTACACGATCTGCCTGCATGAATACTCCTTCGATGAAGTAGTCTTTACCACCGCCCTCTTTCGCTTCAACGATAGGTGCAATGGTTTCAAAATTTGATTCTGCTATTAGTTTCATTAGTCTGCATACCCCACTGGTGTAAACAAACCTGCTGTAGTAAAGATTTTATCTGTAGGACTCTTTGCAATGAAGTGCGAACCAGCCTCAAGGGTAGTATTACCGATCTGAGTATTCGCACTATCTGTTACTGTAATCGTAACAGCTGCTGTATGATAAACTTTGACCAATGTAGCATTAGATAAGCTGTTAGCAGCTCCTAAGCTAGTTGCTCCAGTGACTTCGTCACCTTTGAGTTTAATAATCCTACTCATCGTCAACAATCTCCGTCGCTACATCTAAAGCGAATTTAATTGCTGACTCTCTATCTTCTTCTAATAGAGTTTCAAATTTTGCAAGGTTTGTTTCTGTTAAGTTGTCTTTTACGAATTGAATAGCTTGTTCGTAAACTTCTGCATCCATACCATCGTGGTATCCTGCGTTTTTGGTTTTGTCTTTTTTAATGTTTGATGCTTTAAAAACAGCATCCTGTTCAGCTGATGTTTTGAACGCAGGATGAAGCGACTGTTGAACAACGTGCTTGTCTACGAACGCTCGTTCAGCATCCGATTTAGGATTAGCAAAATCGGAAACATCGCCGCCCTGTAGATCGGGATCAGGCACCAAATCTATCTTCTTGAGTTCAACAATTTGTCTTAGTTTCTTCATCTTTTCCTCTATTGAATTATCTGTATTCGACCGAATCTTCTTCCGCGTCTTCTTCAACGTCATCTTCTAGATCAGCATCTACAAGCTCTTGAGAGTTTGCGTATTCTTCCTCATCGGCTTCAACTTCGACGTCTGGTCCTTCATAGTCCTGACCGAATAATTGATTTGAAACTACAGCCTTCGCTGTATCAATTACTGGTGCAATTCTATCAACCATTTCGTCGTTAAATAGATTACTTGCTTTGTTTGGCTTATCGTTGATAGCCAACGTAACAATATCTCTTACTCTTTCACTCATAATCTCACTCCAACTTTATTTATAATTGTTCAATCACTCAGGAGGAGCTTCAGGGAACGAATCACCGTTTTGCTGCTGTTCGTCACCCATCTCATCCTGTAATTCTTGATCTGCTTCTGCATCTGCCATCATTTCGGCATGCATATTTTCTATATCTTTATCTGTCTGCTTGAGGATATTTTTCTTGACCCAGTTGAGACTGAAGTATTTACCAAGGTAAGGATCCACGTCGTTGACAGCACTTAATTGCTCTCTAAATATTTCTAGCTCTTTAAGTTCGGAGAAGTGACTGTCGGTAACGAAGTCAAATTTCATCTCTCTTCTAATAGCAGGCCAATCTTCTGGTGTGATTATGCCTTTCAATACAAGCTGTTTTTCTAACGCAAGTTCAAATAATCGAGCGAATTTTAGTCTCAGTCTTGCAATAAACTTTTGAAACTTAATTTCATCTCTGCTGATTTCTGAAGCTCTACCCAAAGAGAACCCTGCTTCTGGTTCCAATCGTGACACAGGAACATTCAATGCTCTGTACAACTTCTTCTGGAAATAAAGAACATCGTCCATCTCGCCTAGGTTTTGTCCACCATTCAACGTCGTGATTTCTGTTCCTTTACCGCCTTCTCTTCGAGGCAACCAATAATCTTCCAACATAGTCATGAACTTTCGATCATCTTTAAGCTCACCCGTATTCGCGTCATACACAATTCTATTCTTGTGTTTCGCCATCATATCTCTGAGATACTGCTCTGCTTTGAGCTTGGGTAGGTTACCTACGTCGATGTAGAAAATTCTTCTTTCTGGTGCTCTGGAAATGCGATAAATCACGGTCGCATCTTCAAGCACTCGTAGTTGATTCAAGGGTTTGATTGCTTTGTGGAGGTGCGAAAGCACCATTTTATTTGCTTCGTCCATCAACCCTGAAGTGCAATGTAGGATACTATCTTTGGCGATTTTTAAGCCTTGAGTAGTTCCTTGAGCGGGATTGACAGTTCCAGGGCCACCTTTGAACCCCTTGTCGTTATACAAATAGTATTCTTGTTTTGTTCTAGTAAGATTGATTTGATTTGGTCCACTACCGGCAGGCTTCTTTTCCTGCACTCTTACTTTTCTAATTTTACGTGGATCAATATACCTTAATTCTTGGATGCCTGATTTGACATCCTTCTCGTCAATAATGACGTGAAAGTAAAGTCTACCATCGATGTACCAATGTCTAAAGATCTCATACGCTTGTCTTTCAAAGTCCATTATATCTTTAATGTTATTGAATTCTTCGTATACTTTATCTTTTATTGAGTCTGAGATATTGACTCGATCGAGGTTGATTTCAACTACGTGACTGTCTGGATCGTATACTATTGATTCATTGACCACATCGTCGATTGCGTTTTCGCATTCTGGCTGCATAGCCATTTTACGATATCGGGTAACAAGCTCCCCTTCGGATTTTGCTGTCTGCTCTAGGTCTACGTAATGACCATAGACGCCACCCTCTGCTACAACGACTGCTCCGTCGTCATCAGATTTAGCGACAAAAGAACCAAGGTCCTCTTGGTTCTTTCGCTTAATTTCAAAGCCAAACAATTCTGCCACGTTCTATTTTCTCCTCATAATATATTTATGAAGGCAGAATGAGGGCGATTAAGCCCTCATTCGCTCCATTAATTTCCGCCTGCGTTACCAGTAGTTCCACCGGTGACTTCCCACCAGTCATATTGGAACGTAACCTGGAATTCTTGAAGCGTGTCAGTGGCGTTCCAGTCAACTTCCATCTCGGTAATGTTAACTGGGTATAGACCGTTGAACTTGTATGTTCTAATTGGTACACCAGTTTTGGAGAACTGGGTTACTTCTGCAGTAGACTTGTATGACAAATCGCTAGCAGAACCAAATCCTCTTACGTTACCTAGATGCGAATTAATTGTTTGCATCCACTCTTCCATTGCGTTTCGAATTAGAAAGTCTTCGTCGTTGATGATCGTTACAGTCCACTCTGCAAAAGTTCTGTCTCCAGCAATCTTGACTTTACGACCGAAGTATGGAACCTCGATCGTTCCAAGTGTAGAAGCAGGCACCTGCGCTGCTCTACACATGAAAGGAGTCTTAATATCACCAGCCGAGTTAGCAGGGTTGGTGATCGTTGCTTGGAATAGAGTTGGACGTGCTCCACCTAGCGTTAACTGAGATCTAATTTCGTTGATATTAAAGGCCATTTGTTATTCTCCTATACTCAGGTATTTAGTTAAAATTTCCCAACGATCTCAGAGAATTCAACACCAGTTCTAACCGCAACAAAGTTCAACTGAATGAAGTTGATCGATTTTGCTGGTTTCACGTAAATATCTCCAATAAATTCGTTTCTGTCAATTACTTCACCAGTGTTGTTCGTTTCATCACAAACAACTCTGAAGTCGTAAATTCCACGTCTTCCTTGGACATCTCTCAAGAAAGGCTCAACGAGGTTTCTAAACTGAGCTCTGGTAAATTCGTCGTTGAACTCGAACAATGTAAACTTGGAAGCTGTTGCAATTGCTTTCTCAAGAACAATGAACAATCTTCTAACATTAATTCGATCAAACGCACTTGGTTTACCGAGTAGAGTTTTATCACCGAACAACACAGTTCCTTGACCGGGCTGTGTGATTACGGGGTTTACATCTGCTTGATAGAGAACGTCTCTATCAGCTTTGCGTGGGTTGTAGGCAAGTTTAACAACGTTTGCTACTTTGCCTCTGTTGTATCCAGCAGGAGACCACCATGCATCTCTTAACTGATCTGTTCTTACTGCTAGACCAGCAACGTCTCCATTCAGAGGAACCCATCTGTATACGTCGCTGTACTTGTCGTACATATACTTGTATCCAGAATCGAGCACTGCGTATGAAGAAGCAGGAAGGCCGTTTCTAAATTCAATAATGTCCGTTGCTTCGTCGCCTGCGTTGTCAACAACGTCTGCTTTCTCGGGTGAAACAAACACTACGCAGTCTCTACGAGTTCCAGCAATGTTGTCGATCAACCATGTTGCGAGAGTAGTACCTCTTGCTTTTCCTTGTAAAACCAAGCTGATATCAACATCTTCGGCAGATCTGTAGAGATCGTAACCGTTGACTAGGGAAGCTACAGAAATTGTATCTTCTGCTGAGCTGTCTGCACCTAGCTTGAGTGAATCGTACGCTGGCTTGTCTGTAGCTAGCGCTGTAGAAGTAGCTCCGGTCGTGTTTGCACTGAGGTTCCAAGCGCCTTTTGCCCAAACGTAACCTGATCTGTTGTTGATCACGTCAATCCAGAAATTGGTTTCTCCAGATTCTGTCTTAGCATCGGTTGCTCTCGATACACCTTCAAACACTTCTAGGACGGTACCTCTTACACCTGTAATGTCTCCGTCTTCGTCCATCACTACAACGTGAAGTTCGTCGCCAACGCCACCTTTCTCAGATGTGTATGCAGAAGTGCCTGGAGCAGATCTTACTTGCTCATAGTGTCCCCACTTTCTTGTGAAAGTCTGTGTTGTAATTGCAATTGCACCAGTGTATCTTTCTTTGAAAGAAATGACGGATGAGTTAGCAGCAGAAACAGTTAGCGTATGTACGCCAGTGCTGCTGTTTCCAATCGTAACCTTATCGCCAACCTGAATTAGGTCTGTACCAGTAGGTGTGAAGTCTGCTGAAGCGGTACCAGTATTTGCTCCTAGAGCAATCGATAGGGTACCTGCATCAGACGACTTGCTGTAGTCATCTGCTGTACGGCATACGGAAACTCTAATAGAGTTGCCGAGTGCTCCTGGATATTTGGCTACGAAGTGATCCGCTGATGTTAGCGATACACTTGATAGTTTGTCCTCGTTCTCAATGACCACCGCTGCAGAACTTCCGTTAGAAACGGCATTCTTAGCTGATGCATCAATTACGCGAGTGACGTATAGTTTGTTTCCGTATGTTAGGAAACTTGCGGCGGTTAAAAATGTCTCGGGGTTTAGATCTCCGTCTAGTTTTGCAAAACGTCTAACTAATGTTTCCTCGCTGTCGACCAACACTCTTGTGTTGACGGGACCCCAGCTAAAGACGCCGGCAAGGACGCCCTCAGTTGTGGAGACAGCAGGAACAACTGTAGTTAAATCAATTTCCGATACATTTACACCTGGGCTGACCTGAAATGGCATCTCAATTCTCCTTTTTTAATTGGTAGATTATAAAGCTCTAGTATATTTATAAAAATCGCATTTAGAAGGGGCTACCTCTGTCGTAGTCTAAATCCCACGACATTACCAGTTCTCCACCTGCAAATTCATCTTGTTCATCCCAACTTCCATTGACTCCATCTTCTATGAAACCAAATGGTACTAGATCTTCCTCTATCGCTTTTTCGTTTAACTCAAATAAGTTTTTTCTTATATCTATGTCTGTTAGTTCTTTGAAGAAGTCTTGACCAGTTAACCATGCAAATAGCACTAAGCACATTGCAAGATCGTCCGTCATACCTTCTTCCGCTTCATAATTAGTTCCTCTTTTGTTGGCAACAAATGTTGTCAACTCAGAGAGCACATCAAAGTCAGATATCAATAATCTGTCATTTTCTATGATTGTCTTCAAGGAAGAACAACCAATTCTTTTAAGCGACGATGTTGTTCGAACGCCTAACTGCGAATCTCCTCCGCCAAAACCACCACCTACTATCTGACCTGCTCGGCCTTTCCATTGAGCTTTGACTAAACCGTCGTACTCAAACTGGTGATGCAATGCTTCTGCTACTGACTGTCCTATGTCGTTCACCTCAACCAGCACGTGAGCATCGTTATATGTTTTGGCTGCGTTGTATATGTATTTAGGATAAAGCATAGGTGCGATCGTGTTATTACGGAACGTTGCAACGATCTTGTATGGAACCTGCGTAACGTCAAATACAACAAACGCGCTAAAATCATTTCCTACGCCTCTGCTTGTATCGACTGCAATAGAATAGATATGTCCAGGTTTAGGGTCTTCAAATATTTTAAGAGTGTCATTATACCTTATTGGGTTAGTAAAAGTCAACATCCTGAGCTTGTTAGGATCAATTAATGTGTTGCTACTCCCTAAGAATTCACACTCAAACTCAACCGCAAATTGCTTTTCCGAAGTGTTCCGAATTGTTTCTTCTTTCCACTTCTCATCTCTACCCGGAACGTCCCACCAGTTTACAGAAACAGTTTTGTAGTCATTAAACCCTTTCTCAGCATCATGCCACAACTTGTAAAACATATTCATTCCGTTTGGTGTTGAAGTGATCAATACTCTTGATGTCTTACCAGACGAAATGGTGGGGTATACTGATGCAAAGAATTCTTCCTGTACTGTATGAGGAACGAACGCAAACTCATCGAGATATACAAGGTTGATGGACATACCACGAACTGAAGAAGCTGACGTCGATGAAGCAAAAATCTTCGAGCCATTTTCTAGCTCTATGTTACCCTTGTTCCATTCTACAATCCCTTGCTGTAAAAACCAAGGTAGGTTTTCATAAGCCAGCTGTATACGAGAGAGGATCTCTCTAGCTGTTGCTGCTTTGTTAGCAAGGATTGCTATGTTGAAATCTGGATTGAAGATAGCAAAGTGTAGAATAATGGCAGCCATCGTGGTTGTCTTACCGGTCTGGCGAGGCATCTTACATATGACAAATCGATTGCCCTGCACCTTGTACATAATGTTCTTTTGATAGTCGTAAGGGATATATGGCACCAAACCTTCGTCAATATTGACGATCTTCATGTACTCTGTACAGAAGTATTCAATATCCTCACTGCATCTGACTACCTCTTGAATTTCTTCTTGGGTAAAGTCAATTTCAATGTTGGCTTTTTTTAGCTTGGGATTACCAAGATAATGATCAGCCATCGTCATCGCCTCCAATCGATCTTGCATTGCCCTTTAACAATGCTGTTAGATCTTTAGTGGACCCTACGAACAGATTATTAGTGACTTTTGATGGACCTTTCTCTTCTGGTTGCATGTCTTTCATTTTTTTCTGTAGATCAAGTAGATCCTTGTTCGCTGTAGATAACGTTCTGATCAGGTCCGCTACTACTTCGAAAGACCTTGGATGTTGACTTTGCTGTGCAAGATCAACAATGCCGTTCAAAGCATCAGTCCCTCTTTCTATAATATTGTATAGGTTTTCGCGAGCATACTGAAAGTCGTTTTGAAGCTCTATATCATCATTCGATTTCTTTTCTACTTTTGCTGGTAGAAGCTCTTGTTGTGATAATGGCTCAAGACCTAAAGAGTTTGCTATAATATCGTCATCATGTGTTTGCATTAAAATAGTCCTCAAAGTCGACGATCAATCCATAATCGTCTGTGGCTTTTATTTCGTCCACTGAGATGGTAATCTGACCGTTGCTCGTTGGCTGCCTAAATTGATCAAGGCCAGGCTTAATCATAGCAGCAACAGCAGGTTCAGTTGCCCATCCACCAGATGTATTAGAGGTGAAGAATCTTGTGTTAGCTTTCTTAATAACACCCGTGTTTCTAATCGGACCAAATAAATAACCTTTCATTACAAACTGTATACTCCATATCAAAGCTCTTCTTGTTTCGAAATCGCCTTCATACGTATCTTGTGATGATAGTCCCTGTATTACAATAGGAACGTCAACTTTTGTATCCAGCTCTGGAATCAGGTTTATTGTGCCCGTCCACTCTGGCGTGAAGAATGGTAGAATTTGCTCCAGTATGGCTGTTGCATCTTCTGCATATCTTGTGTAGATATTTAGGTCAAACAAAATATCATACGGTACAGGGTTGTACGAATTGAATTTTTTGTTTGGGTTGTTTGGATCGGCCTTGGTGTATCTATTGAGAGTATTCAACTTTCTCTCTGGTGAATATTGCAATCCTGTCATCTCGAAGGACATACGAGG